ATAACTACACCGTTATAACTAGGGTCTGTACTACCACTAGTGATGACGTGTAAAGGACATCCTGGTGTGGTTGTTCCAATACCAATATTACCTGTTGCCGCAAACGTTGTTCTTACCATAGACCCACATATATCTAATAATCCTACTGGATTCGTACTCTTTATAGAAAGATTACCATTTATCTGTACACTTCCATTACACGATGAATCACTTGATATTGATAAACGACCATTTAATGATAAATCTTCACTAACAACCAATTGATAATTTGTAGTAGTTGTATTTATGATATTTTGGGCTGTATAATTTTTAACCACTAAATTTCCTCCTACTATTAAATCTTTACCTATCGCTATATTACCATTACATGAAATGTCTCTACCAACAATTACATTACTATTCAAACATATATCATTGGTTGTTATTAATTTTAGATTTGTGGTTAGATTACCGCCAACATAGACATTCGCATTTAGTGACACATCATTCTGTACAAATAAACGGTTATTGAATGAACCATCCGAATTTACGGCAAATTTTAGATATGTTATATTACCATTCACATAGACATTCGAACCAAATGACGAATCATTCTGTATAAATAAACGGTTATTCAATGAGACATCCACATTTGCAGTAAATTTAAGATTTGTTGTTAGATTACCGCCCACATAGACATTCGAACCAAATGACGCGTCATTTATTACAAATAATCGGTTCAATGATGTATCACCACTATTTTGCACTACTAGACGACCACTTAAATCTAAATAATCTACAATATATATATTTCCAAATCTATTTGCTTCAATTGTTTGATTATATCCACCCCAAGTAGCCATTATATTATATTATACACATAAAAACTATTTTATTAAAAATCGCATATTGCGTCTTTCTCAAATTGCCTAAACTAGTATTTCATTTTTATACATTTACACGATTGAAGAATTCAGACATTATATATTTTGATTATTCTACGAAGTTATACCGATTCAACGTTTTGTATTCATATTCTTAATCAATATAACCATTCTACGTATAGAATTGAATAGGAATTATACCAGTGAAGATTTGAATCCGCACCCCGCAGGGGTGCTCCATATAAATATGTACCTGGTAACTTACTTGATAATTCATCCGCATGGCTGATTGAATTCTTCAAGGGTGTAAAGTCATCTTTGCGCATTTTGATGCGAAAAGATATAAATAAAGTACATTTAACTACGTAAAGCTTATCGCAACCCAATAAAACGGTTCGTCTGTAGCGATCCCACCAGTCGTCTGCGAAGTAGTCGATTTCCAATTTTTCCAAAAGCTAAACGCAGTGGTTGTAACGTTCGCTACTTGTACAGTAAATACTTGATTTGTAGAATTAGCTATAATCGTAGTAAAGACGGTTGGCGTAGATGGAAACGTAGTATTAAACGTAATCGTTCCACTTGCTGCAAACGGACTGTTCGGATATTGCCCGGCATCAATACCTGTTATTCTATTCCCGCTATATATTCTTAATCCACCCATTACGTGTAATTTTTCAAGCGGATTCGTCGTTCCAATACCAACATTACCTCCCGTTGTCTGTAAACAAAGTGGTCTATATACTCCTGGTGCAGCAACATTGATATAACCAAACCCCCCACTAGCTTTGTCTACTCCTAACGTCATTCCATAATTACCTGACGCACTACTTGCTGTACTCAGAATCAAATTGTGGTATCCTTGAGTAGTAGGACCCCAATCCGGCCCGTTGTTATAATTTGTATTCGTTACATTACCATAAAGTTGTAAAAAGGCATTTGGGCTAGGGGTAGCATAAGTACCTACATAACCGCTTCCGTTTTGAATAGCCATGATAGGGATATTATTATAATAGTTTAATTTCCAATAATTAGAGATATAAAAATTACTAGTTGAGTTATTAATACCGTGCGACCATCCAGTTTCACCCGCAGAATCATAAGAAACATATGGATTACCTCCGCCTGTAGTACCACTTCTGACTAATAACATTGAATGTGCCGTGCTGGATGTGTTATTCTTATTTTCGATAGTTAATGAATTATTCGATGGAGCAGTATTAGTTGTCTTATTTGTTGCTATAAATACCGGTGGATAACCTGTATCTCCACCAGTGTTAAACGTTGCGCTCGCTACTGTTCCTCCGATATAAAGATTACCGGTTGTTAATACGGTAGTTCTAACCAAAGAACCACTTATATCAAATGGTCCCAGCGGCGCAGCAACTTTAATACCAATATTACCATTTATCTGTAGAATTCCATTGAATGATGAATCACCCGAAACCGCTAAACGGCCATTTAATGATATATCTTCCGCTACCACCAATTGATAATTCGTCGTCGTCGTATTAATAATGTTTTGATTTGTATAATTTTTCACCGCCAAATTACCGGATACTATCAAGTTCCTACCAATGGATAGATTACCATTACACGATATATCTCCCTTTAAAAGTACATTACTATTGAAAGATATATCGCCATTATTAATGATAAATCCCGAATTTGCGATTATATTTCCTCTAACATACACATTACTCATAAAGGATGCGTCGTTTACGACAAAGAGACGATTCAATGACCCATCATGGGTCAATATAAATCTCGAATTCGCTATCAAATTTCCATTCACGAAAACATTGCCCACAAAGGATGCGTCGTTCGCAACAAATAAACGGGAGTTCAATGAAGCATCCTGGTTCACCGTAAATCTCGAATTCGCTATCAAATTTCCATTCACATAGACATTGCCCATAAAGGATGCGTCGTTCACTACAAATAATCGGGTATTCAATGAGGCATCTTGTCTTACTAACAATCGACCACTTATATCTATATGATTAATTACAAATGTTTTTTGAAATCTATTCGCGGCAATTTGTTTATTATATCCATCCCACGTAGACATTATATTATATTATACACATAAAAACTATTATGATAAAAATCGCATATTCGGATTCCGGGCAATTATTTCTAAATCATCGCATTTACTACTCTTTTTCTATCAGCTTCCTAAACTAACGTGGTCCTTGATTACACACTTGAAGAGTGTTTGCCGGTCTAAAATACGTGGATTGTTATAATCGTTGGATAAGTAAAAGTAGTATCGGTGGTTATATTTATATTACTGCCTGTATTCTGCCATAAATCAGCACTAAACCATCCTCCGCTTCCTAAAGGAAGGAGGGTTGTTAAATGTTGTGAATATGTATTATTAATCCCTTTGTCCATCACAATAGCATATCTATCTGCGGCATTGGGCCCAGTAGTTATGTAAAGAGCTCTCAATCCTGAGGTGTTTGCCGGTAAATTCACCGAAACAGAAATATTCAAACAAATCGAATAACTATTATTATTTGTAAAGACACCTGTCGCGCTATTATAACCTAACCCTGTAAAACCATTATCATATACTGATGTTGGAAATAGTACAGTAGTACCACCACCTATACTTTGAGAAGTCGTTGCCTTCCTTATTATAATCGGTGGCGCTAAATGTCTTTCTATGCGCGAGATGGTAACTAATTCCGATGATGTTCCTAATACGATTTCATTACTTCTGGTGATTGACGATAAATAACCTATTGCGGTTGAATTCGAATAGTTATTTCCTGCAGCGTCAGCGTCAGTTCCAATGTAAGTATTGGATGAACCAGTTGTTCTACGACTTCCAGCCGTACTTCCAACCGCTGTATTATTGTTGGAAGATGTGAAATTCAACAACGCATAGTTTCCAACCGCGGTATTACAATTCCCATTCACTGTACTATACAAAGATCCCATACCAAACCCAGTGTTATGCGAACCGGTTTGAAAATAAAGAAAAGATTGAAATCCTATCGCTGTATTCTTTTCTGCTATGCTTCCTGAAGGAACAGCGGAAAATGTTCCATACCCAAATATTGTATCATATACTGAATTCCCAATACCTATATTTTGAAAGCTTACCGTAATATTTTTCAAAAAAGAATTTATACGAATATTACCATTTAAAGAAATATCTCTAGAAACAAACAATGTACCATTCATGGAAGCATCATTCGATACAGCTAATCTACCGTTCAATGATAAATCTTCACTCACTACGAATTGATAATTTGTAGTCGTTGTATTGATAATATTTTGAGACGTGTAATTTTTTATAGCTAAATTTCCATTTATGGTTATATTTCTACCGATACTCAAATTACCATTACACGAAATATCTTTAGCAGCCAATACATTACTATTCAATGATGCGTCGCCATTTGATATAAAATTCAAATTCACATTTAAAATATCATCCACATAGACATTACTCGTAAAAGATGCGTCATTGATTACAAAGAGTCTGTTATTCAATGAAACATCACCGTTCGATACAAATATATTCGCTGTTAAATTACCATTTATATACATATTACCCATGAAAGACGCATCGTTCATTACAAAGAGTCTATTATTCAGGGAAACATCATAATTTCGTACATCTAAACGACCACTTAAATCTAAATAATCTTTAATAAATGTCTTTTGGAATCTAGTTGCTATTATTGTTCCATCGTATCCACCCCAAGTAGACATTCTATTATATTATACACACAAAAACTATTTTTAAAAAATCACGCGATAAACTATCATTCGTCCATGATGTAATTCTCCTAAATTTTTCTTTTCATCATATACATGTGAAAATATATATAATGTTCTTTGATGATAATTGTATGTAGCACGAAATCATTCTATTGTTTATATTTCTCTAATATTGGGTTATCGTTACACGACAAGGGTGATACCCATTAAACAACGTACTGGGTCCGAGATTTCCACCGGAACTCTGATATCCACTAATTGAAAAACTCTCTCCAGCATTCAATGAAAAATTAGCACTAGCAGTCATCGCAGTGGAATCACCACTAGCTGAACCTATCAATACCATAGACATTCTAAAGTAAGATAAATTGCTATGTAATATCCATAATCCTCTATCTCCATTAGCATTATTCGCAAACGCATATGAAGCAGATACAGATATGTGTATTTGATGAGATTGATTATTTGTAAAAGTACCAGCACTATAAGTTAAAAACGTCATTTGCGGACTTTTATAGGCTTCAGTTATCCAATCTATAGCAGCTTCAACGCCATTCGTAAATACTTGCGCGCCATTGGCTCTACGATCCCATACAACAGGTGTTTCAAATCGTTCTATTCGCGGTATGATAACTGTCTCTGATGTTCTTCCTAATGTGATTCGACCACTACCTGCTATCTGAGTACTTGCACCTATTACGGTTGTATTGTTTCGTATGATTCCTGAGTTAGTATTATTAGTATTATATCCAATACAGGTATTAGTTGAACCACCTGAGTTATCAATACCCGAATTATAGCCTATTCCTACATTTAAACCACCCGTTGTAGTGGTGTTTAATGATTGAGAACCAACCGCAGTATTATAACCTCCTGTTGTTACGCTTAATCCAGTTTGAAACCCAAGCCCTGTGACTCCTTGTGCTGTATTTTGTTTTATGGTGAAGGACTTATATCCGAATAATGTACTATTGTTACTAGTATTAGTTGATACTAGATTACCACAATAAACGGTGGAAACCAAAGCATTGCGACCAATAGTCATTCCATTCACACTAATGTCGTTCATAAAATTAACTCTACCATTTATATTACCATTCAAAGACATATCTCGAGAAACAAATAAATTGCCGTTTAACGATGTATCACTTGAAACACTTAAACGACCGTTTAATGATATGTCTTCTACGACCGCTAAACTATAATTCGTAGTCGTAGTATTAATAACATTGGTAGCTGTATAATTTTTTACCGCCAAATTTCCTGATACTGTTAAATTTCTACCAATAATAACATTACCATTACAAGATATATCTTTACCTACAAATACATTGCTATTGAAAGACGTATCTCCATTGGATATCATTTTCAAATTCGTGGTTAAATTATCATCTATATACACGTTTCCCATGAAGGACGCATCATTTTGCACAAATAATCGTTTATTCAACGAGAGATCACTATTCAATACAAATATTTTTGCGATTACATTACCTGCAACATAGACATTCCCGGCGAAAGACGCATCATTCATAACAAATAATCGGTTATTCATCGAGACATCTTGTCTTACTAACAAACGTCCGCTTAAATCTACATAATTTACCATAAATGATTTTTGAAATCTATTTGCGATGATTGAACGATTATATCCATCCCACGTAGACATTATATTATATTATACACATAAAAACTATTATGTTAAATCGCATTTAATATATTTAACATAGTAAATGCCTAAAATATAACTTCATACTTACTGATTTAACAGTGATACTCTAAAATACTCTAATCATTATACAAGCTGTATTATTAGTTTCATTTATTATTGACGTGCTTGCTGCCGTTGTATTTTTAAAAGTAGTATAAAATGTATCATTCTGCGCCAATGGAATTGTTGCGGAGCAAATGCATGACCCGCCATTAGTAGGCGCAAAATAAACTCCATTAGAACTTACTACACCATAAGCGGATGAAACTATACTTGTTATCAACCCAGTGTTTGCGGTCGACGCAGTATTAATCCGAATTGATACTGTAATAGAAACGCAAACTGTATATGGATTATTATTCGTAAATACTCCAGTAGAACTGTTATATCCTATATTCGTATATACTCCAGTATCGACTGGTGAATTAAACACAACAGTAGTTGTACTATTCGCAGGATATGTTTGACTAGAAACTCTATAAAATATAAGCGGAGAAGTAGCGTGTCGTATTTTTCCCGGTATAACAACGGTCTCCGCGGATGTTCCTAATACGATTTGATTAGAACCTGTTATTAACGCATTCGCACCTATTGCAGTGGAATATGAATAATTTCCGGCATTCGCGTTTGCGTTATATCCTATATATGTATTAAACGACCCATCTACATTTGCCGAACCCGCATTATACCCAATTGCCGTATTATTGCTGCCGGTTGTATTTGAACTCAAGGCACCACTACCCACCGCGGTATTGTTGATACCGGTGGTATTTGAAGCTAGTGCATTGTATCCGCACGCAGTATTATCTGAAGCGGTGTTTAGTCGTAATGCCGCATATCCTACTGCTGTATTATTAATTCCTGCGCTATTACTTGCTAACGCTAAATTTCCAAATATAGTATTTGTAAAATTACCGGCTCCTATACCTATAGTGATTCCATTTACGCTAATATCTCTCAAAAATATACCTCTACCCGCGTTTAAATTACCATTACATGAGATATCTCCTGCTATAAATAAATTACCGTTTAATGACGTATCACTGGATACAGCCAATCTACCATTCAACGATAAATCTTCTATTATTGCTAATTGATAATTGGTAGTCGTGGTATTGATGATATTCGAAGTCGTATAATTTTTCACCGCTAAATTACCCGTTACAATTAAATCTCTACCAATACTAATATTACCATTACATGAAATATCTTTATTCACGATTACGTTGCTATTTAAGGAGGCATCTCCAATGACTCTGAAATTCAAATTCGCGGTTAAAAAATCATCCACATAAATATTGCTCATAAAAGAAGCGTCATTCAATACCATTAACCTACCGTTCAATGACGCATCACCATTTATATTGAAATTCAAATTCGGAGTTAGATAATCATCCACATAGACATTACTCATAAAAGAAGCGTCCTTCATGACAAATAAACGACTATTCAATGACGCATCTCGCCGAACAAATAAACGACCACTTATATCCATATAATCTTTTACATATACATTACCAAATCTATTTGCGATGATTGAACTATCTTTTCCATCCCAAGTAGCCATTCTATTATATTATACACATAAAAACTATTTTATAAAAAATCGCATATTACGTTTGAAAGTCCGCCCCCCCCTCCTCGCCAAAATGCCTAAATAAAAATTTAATGTAGTGTTGACAAATCATTCACCGACGATGTTTTCGGCAGATACACCGCCTTCGCTATATTCTTTTGAACTTTCTTTTTCATTATATTCGGATGTTCTGTTCCACCCATAATACCTACCATCATTTTCATTCCTTCTTCATAATGCGGCGAATTAATATTTTTCATTTCTGGATGTGTTTCTACATATTCCGTCAATTTTTGAATTTTCTTGTCTGAAATCGTCGTAATCGCTTTTTGAAGACGTGTACTATCACTCGCGGTTTCTTTCACCCATCCTTCATCTTCCTTGATATGTAATATTTCTCGTTTCACATCTGTACAATGGATGGGTCTTTTATTCACCTCATAATTTTGTAATTCCCGCTGAAAAACATTGGTAATGGCTTCTACTAAACCATTGTTTTTTGCGTAAAATAAATCCGATTCTTGAATTTGAATGGTATCAATAAATTCTTTCAACGATATCGCATTTTTACATTCTTCATTCAGAAATACATTGATATTCAATGTCTTGTTCTCCAACTTTTCAATAATATTGATATGATTGTTATTACTATTGGAGAGTGAAATCGCCTGGGCTTGTTTCAATTCCTTTATCTCTTCTTGTAATTTTCGATTACTTTCTATAAACACATTCAACAAATCATGTTGCTGATTTCCTAACATTTTGTTTTCATTTCGCAAATCGATACTCTGTTTTAATAGACTCATAATGGTTTCGTTCATGATTGAATTCGTAAGCAGCGGCTCTTCATGATGCTCGCGATGTTCTATTTTTCTTCGGCCTTGTTTGGGAATGACGCCTTTTTCCCAAAACTCTTTTTGTTTATAGATTTCAGCGATTTCTTCATAACCTATTTCGGTTGGAAAAACGGTGTCTATATTCAAACATTTTTTTACACTCGATAATGACCTAGCGTGTTCAAAATAAATAAATCCATAGATGGTTTGGCCATCCTCTTTTTTTTCGAAACACATGATATGATACTTACTTTTGGTTTGCTTCAATAAATTAAAATTTTGTTCACTCGTATTCATCGTCTCATATTGAAATTTGCGGTTTAGGTTAGAATTTTTAGTTTCCATTTTGTAAATAATATCACTACATATTTAAGTAGATTTTTTGCTAAATTATTTTCTACACAGATTTCTTTAAAAGAAATCTGTGGTGTTTTTGCTGCATCGGATTTTTAGTGATTTTTGCGATTTTCAATTACGGCATTTTATGATTCATGCCTGGAATGAAATTTTTATTCCAACAACCTTCCGAAATTTCTACACAGATTACACAGATTTCTTTTGGAATTCCCGATTATATTCCAACCCGCATCCAATGAAAATTTTATGCAGCGATTTTTATGGTGCGTTGGAATTCTGTATTTGAGTGTTTTTACAGCATCTCCGAGTAAAGTGGACTTTTTGCAAACATTTATCTCCATTTTTAAAAATTGGACAAGGAATTTTATGTCCAAAATTAAAATCCTTGACCACTTTATTTTTGGACTTTTTCATATATTTTATTAGTAGACTAGAAAAATAATAATTTTACTTGAATAAATAAAATTATTACGATGTTCACATTGTTGGAATTAGTTTTCTTTATCAATTATGATTTCCTTGAGAAGAGTTTGAATTTCTTTACTTTGTTTGATAACTTCCAAAATCAATTCCATGGGGATATTATTCGTAATACTTGATTTATTTTCATCATCTGTGGTTTTATCAATTACACCACTCATTGTAGTATCTTTAACCTCCATACATTTCTTTTTATGATACCATAATCCTACTCTAGAACCATAGCATTTATTACATAAATCACAGGTATTTGGTAATTTCGTATCTTGTTTAGTATTTGTTAAAGAAATCCTTTGTTGCGTTAATAATACGTGTTTTTGGTGTTTGCTTGTTAAAATATGTTTATTATAATCTTTTTTATTACGAGTTTTGTATTCACATATCTCACAATAATATTCTGTTTTAATATGTGGGATTTTACTTGAATTATTTGTTAACATTTATCCCTTTTTCCCTTAGTGTATATTAACAAAAAATCCCCTAAACTTTGCCGCAAATAAAAACAATAAAAAAATTTATGCAAACAACATTTATCCCAAAAAACGCATTTTACTGCAAACCGCTGCAAAATCAAAAAACACGATTTTTCCAAAAAAAAAGTGATCGGCCCTTTTTCAATTTTGGACATTTTAAAAATGTCCATTTTTCGAAAACCTCTACTACTTTATTTTTGGACTTTTTAATTATTTTTTAAGGAACCTGAAAAACTAATAATTTTACTTGAATAAATAAAATTATTACGATGTTTATATTGTTGGAATTATATTTCTTTATCAATTATAATTTCCTTGAGAACATTCTTTACAATTTTATCTCGGAATTTCGTTTCTTGTTCATCTCCAAAACCACCTAATGCTACCATCGCCATTTTATTAAACTCAGTATTCGCAACCGTATTGTTCTCCCTACATTCCGGATATTCTTGTTGCCATTCTTGAACTTGGTTCAAATTCAATTGTGCAATACTATTGATCGCCCATTTCAGCTTTTTCTTTTCCTGGTTCTCTTTCTCCCAAGTATCATTGTCTTTCACATAAACCGTTTCGCGCTTCACATCCGTGCAATGTAATGGTCGACGTTCCACCTCTAATCTTTTCAATTCATTGATGAAAATCCGCGAAATACCATCTACGAATCCTAAGCGTCCGGTGGTTTCAAAATCTTGAGTGGTTAGTTTTATAGAACTAATAAAATCTTGAATATTCATGGCGTTCTTACAGGTTTCATTGAGGAAGAAATTCAAATTGAAATGATTATTATTATTATTATTATTAGAATTCACCATACTAGGTTTCTTGGTTAATTCAATCAGTTGTTTTTGTTGGTCAATCACTAGGTTCTCTTTTTCTAATAATTTTTCACCTTGTTCTAATAATTTGGCTTGTAATTCTTTATTTTGTTCAACGAGAACATTTTGAATTTCTTTACTTTGTTTGATAACTTCTAATATCAATTCCATAGGGATATTATTCGTAATACTTGATTTATTTTCATCATCGTTTTTATTTTTTGAACATAATTTACGATGTTTCCATAAACTCTGTCTATGTGTATATGATTTACCGCATTCGCAATGATAACTAATATCCTCTCCAGAATGCTGTAAATTATTCGCAGGTAAGTCTGTGTAAGTATTGGACAAACTTTTATGTTTATCAGTGTCAATATGTCTTAGATAATGACCTTTATGACTCGTAGTATAATCACATCTTTCACAACAAAATCTGGGTTTCGTTTTATCCGACTTTGTCCTAAATAGTAAGTATTTATTTCTTTTTGTTTTTACAGATGTTGGTTTTACAATCGGTTTTGGAATTGGTTCAATACTATTTAAGGTTGCGTGTAATATTTCAAAATATTCTTGTTCTTTTTTTCTCGCTTCATAATGGTCATTACAATTAAAAAAACCAACGATTTCCATCTGCCAATTATTCCATCCACCATTATTACGGATTACTTGATATAATTTACATTTATGGTTCGCGGATTTATCGTTCATACAACTCTGTTTATGAGCATATTTCCGTTGCACGAAATTTGTAGTATGTCCAACATATAGATCTTTTACATTGGGATCTTTGCAAGTAATTTTGTAAATGATAGTATTCGAATAATCTATTACCGTTTTCGGCATATTATTATATAATTAGATACATATATATTTATATTGAAATCTTAAAAAATATTTTAAGATATTCTTATATAAATCTTAAACTTGTTTTTTGTCCCTAAATCTTTTTCCAATGAAAAAACAATAAAAAAATTTATGCAAACAACATTTTCCCCAAAAAACGCATTTTACTGCAAACCGCTGCAAAATCAAAAAACACGATTTTTCCAAAAAAAAGTGATCGGCCCTTTTTGAAAATTGGACATTTTTAAAATGTCCATTTTCAGAAAACCTCTACCACTTTATTTTTGGACTTTTTCAATGATTTTATAAGGAGACTGAAAATTCATAATTTTACTTGAATAAATAAAATTATTACGTATGATGGTTTGTATCATTCTATTTCCTTAGAAACCACAATTTCTTTGAGCACATTCTTTACAATTTTATCTCGGAATTTCGTTTCTTCAACATCTCCAAAACCACCTAATGCTACCATCGCCATTTTATTGAAATGGGTATTTGCAACCGTATTATTCTCCCTACATTCCGGATATTCTTGTTGCCACTCTTGTACTTGGTTTAAATTCAATTGAGCGATACTGTTAATTGCCCATTTGAGTTTTTTCTTTTCTTGGTTCTCTTTCTCCCACGTATCATTGTCTTTCACATAAACCGTTTCTCGTTTCACATCCGTGCAATGAAGAGGGCGTCTTTCTACTTCTAAACGTTTCAATTCATTGATAAAAATACGAGAAATACCATCTACAAAACCAATGCGGCCGGTGGTTTCAAAATCTTGTGTAGTTAGTTTAATAGAACTAATAAAATCTTGAATATTCATGGCGTTCTTACATGTTTCATTGAGGAAGAAATTCAGATTGAAATGATTATTATTATTACTATTATTATTATTAGAATTCACCATACTAGGTTTCTTAGCTAATTCAATGAGTTGTTTATTCTGTTCTAATAATTGGTCCTCTTTTTCCAATAATTTGGCTTGTAATTCTTTATTTTGTTCAACGAGAACACTTTGAATTTCTTTACTTTGCTTAATGACTTCTAATATCAATTCCATAGGGATGTTATTCGTAATACTTAATTTATTTTCTTCATCGGTTTTTTCGTCTACCGTATTATTCTCTACGATTACACATTTTTTACGATGTTTCCATAAACCACTCTGAGTAGTAAATTCTTTATTACAATGTTCACAAACATTACATTTTACTATTTTATTCACATTTTTTTTATGTTTTTCACTCGTTAAATGCCGTAAATAATTTGTTTTTTTATTACAATTATAATTACAATGGTCGCAAATAAACGTTGCTCGTTTTTCATTTCCGTTAATTTCCATTTGAGCAGTATTGTTTTGTATCAATGAACTGTTGTTCGCCGCTGCTAATCCGTCAGGATTACTCTCTTCTTCTACTATTTGTTTCTGTTTTTGTATATGTTTTTTTCTTTGATTGTGTATCTCCATACATTTTAAATTTTGTAATTTCACTTCACATATTTCACAATAATATATTTTTTTTTCAGTTGGTGGAATTTTTTCTATCTTCAATTTTGGTTTCGGCATTGGCTCGATACTGTTCAACGTAGCATGTAATATTTCAAAATACTCTTGTTCTTTTATCCTTGCTTCATAATGGTCTTTACAATTAAAAAATCCAACGATTTCCATACTCCAGTTATTCCATCCACCATTATTACGAATTACCTCATATAATTTACATTTATAATTCAGAGATTTTATATTTATACAGCTCTGTTTATGAGCGTGTTTTCGTTGAACGAAATTAGTAGTATGACCAACATATACATCTTTTATAGCAGGGTCTTTACACGTAATTTTATAAATAATAGTATTTGAATAATCAATATCAGTCTTGGGCATAATACTAATTATAATATATATTATTTATATTATTCTTTTAAAAATATCTTAAAAGAATTATTTTAAAAAAATTTTATTTGAAAAATTCCTAAATTTGAGCCCGCAAGAAAATAACAAAAAAAAATTTATGCAGACAACATTTTCCCCAAAAAACGCATTTTACTGCAAATCGCTGCAAAATCGAAAAACATGATTTTCCTGAAAAAAAGTGATCGGCCCTTTTTCAAAATTGGACATTTTAAAAATGTCCATTTTTCGAAAACCTCTACTACTTTATTTTTGGACTTTTTCATATATTTTATAAGGAGACTGGAAAATAATAATTTTACTTAAATAAATAAAATTATTACGATTTTCACAATGTTGGAATTAGTTTTCTTTATCAATTATAATTTCCTTGAGAACATTTTGAATTTCCTTACTTTGTTTTATAACTTCCAAAATCAATTCGATAGGGATATTTGTATCTTTTATTGTATTACGTCCAATACTATCATCAAATATATGAGTAGAAACACTAGGTTCTCTAATAAAGCATTTTTTCTTATGTTTCCATAATCCACTTTTATTCATAAATTCTTTATTACATACTTCACAAGTTAAATTTTTGATTTTGGTATCTTGTAGTTTTGTATGCTTGTCAGTTGTTAAATGTTTTGTATAACTTGACTTATTATCGCAATAATAATCACATTTTTCACAATGAAACATTGGCGCAAATTTACCATTTCCTAAAGTTTCCAACTTTGCGTTTTTTTGATGTTTTCCAGATAATATATGACGTTTGTAATCTCTATTTCTATCTGTTTTATAATCACAAATTTTACAAAAATATTCTTGGCGCAAATTATTCAACAATTCGGTTTCCATTTCTATATATTATGGAAATAAATTAATTGTAATTTTTGCGCCGAATTTTTTCGCAAAAAATTAATGCATTATTGGAAAAACGTATTTTTTCGGATTTTACTGCAAAATGCTTTAAATACGATTTTTTACATTTTTTCCGAAAAAAGTGATCGGCCCTTTTTGAAATTTGGACATTTTAAAAATGTCCATTTTTCGAAAACCTCTACTACTTTATTTTTGGACTTTTTCATATATTTTATAAGAAGACTGGATTTTTCTTACTATATACTTTTTCTGTAAAATCCACATTATAATAAACCTCAAATAAAATTATATAAATAGAACATGTGTTGTTTATTAGATGGTTGAATTAAATACCCTAAGTGAAGAACAGAATATAATATTACAAAATATCGCTCAAGGCAAAAACGTAGTGGTTGATGCGGTGGCGGGGTCAGGAAAATCCACGGTGGTTCTCTCGATTGCTGATTTTTTGAAAGAAAAACGAATTTTACAATTAACTTATAATTCCATGTTACGTCAAGAAGTCAAGGAAAAAGTGGGAAAATTGCGGTTGATGAATTTAAAAGTGCATACCTATCATAGTTTGGCGGTTCGTTATTATTTGGAAACGGCGCACAATGATACGGGAATACGATATATTATATTGAACGATTTACCACCAAGTTCTCCCATATCGAAATATGATTTGATAGTCATAGATGAAACACAAGATATGAGTTTAGTTTATTTTCAATTAGTCGTGAAATTTATCAATGATATGAAACATCCCGTCCAATTATTGATTTTGGGGGATTACATGCAAGGATTATATGAATTTAAAGGGGCGGATATTCGGTTTTTAACGATGGCCCCGGAAATATGGACGTCGAGTGTAAATTTACAGACCAAAGAATTCGTGAAATGTAATATGAAAATGTCATATCGCATCACCAATCAAATGTGTAATTTCGTAAACAATGTAATGTTGGGAGAGAACCGATTAGAAGCCTGCCGAAATGGTACTCAAGTCAAATACATACGCAATTCTCGAATTAATCTAGAACGAATTGTTATCTATGAAATAACGAATTTATTGGAGAACGGAGTTCAACCGAGTGATATATTTGTATTAGGGGCTTCGGTGAAGGGAGTGAATAGCAACATACGCAAAATGGAGAACGTATTGGTATTACAGGGAATCCCTTGTCATGTTCCAATGTTTGAAATGGAGAAAATAGA